AGGGAAAAAATGTGGTCGCAGCGGAAAGAAGGATAAGGGAAGACCTTACCCAGCTTGCCGCCCTAAAGCTCAATCAAAGTCTGCTGCAGCTAAAAAGGCCGCTAAACGTAAAACGGGGCCAAAGCGAATAAGCTGGAAAACAAAGAAGGGTAAGAAGTAATGCCGATGAGTAAGTATAGCGCCAAGCAAAAGAAGCTTGCTGCAGTTGCAAAACCACGTAATAAGATTACAGGGGCAGATTTTAAGAAGCTTCGTGCTAGGAAAAAGGGTAAGAAGTGATGGCAGACCGAGCTAAATTTTTAGACTTTCTTGATATGATTGACGGTGGCGGCGCAGGCCAGCGCGGGGATCAGTTTGAAGGTGGCGGTATATTTAGCATGTTGGCAAACCTTATGCCGATCAATCCGTATGGTTCTGAGGACCCAACACGGCGCAGAGCGAGGGATGCGTTTTACGGTGGTTTGCTTGGTGATAGCCCAGATACTGTAAGCGCTGCAGAAGCAGCGGCAACGCCTTCTGTTGTGCGTCAAGATGTAAGCGGAGTGAGGCCAACGGTAATGGTAGGTTCTATGCCTGCTGCGCGTTCTGATGCAAGCCCATCAGTAATGTCTGTAGGTCCAGCACAACCTACATCTGCTGGTATTCCTATGGGGCCACAGCCACAAGTGCAGACGAGCATGGTAGGCGGCACAGGTTTTCAAGAAGGTGATATGCGTGGCAGAATTGGTGGAACAATATCAGGCGGCGTAACTCCATCAGTGCTTGGCAGCCCTAGTTTAAGACAGCCACCTATGGAAGCTCAGCCCATGACTTTTGAGGAGTTTGCTCAAAAGCAATCTATTTTGCCTAGCGTTGGTTTAGATCAGTTAAGAAACTTATATGAAAATTATTTAAGCTTTATCCGCAGAAATAATACTATCGGAAATTTAACAAGATAATGCCCCGACAAAAGGCCATACGTAGGACTACGACAGGTAAAAGTCCTAATTACCGTAAGACAAAAGACGGTGCAGGTATGACCCCAGCAGGCATTAAGCGTCACAGGGCAGCTAATCCTAAGTCTAAGCTGCAAGGTGCGGTGACAAAGAAAAAAAACTTGACCGAGAAAGAAAAGGCTAGGCGCAAGTCATATTGTGCTAGGTCAGCAGGTCAGATGAAGAAGTTTCCCAAAGCAGCCAAGAATCCGAATAGTCGTTTGCGGCAAGCTAGAAAACGATGGAGATGCTAGATGGCACTTACAACATTTGCAGAACTTAAAACAAGCATAGCTGATTGGCTAAACAGGGATGATCTTACCACTGTTATTCCTGATTTTATCACGCTTGCTGAGCATCAGATGGAGCGTGAAGTTCGGCATTATAAAATGATAGAGCGTAGTAATGCTAATCTTGATAGCAGATATAGCCAAGTGCCGAGTGGTTGGCTTGAGACAATTAGGTTTACGCTCAACACAGGCGATACATATAGGTTGGAGATGGTCAGCATTGATGATCTAAGTGCAAGACGCCAGACTAATCAGGACACTGCAGGTAGGCCAAAGTATTACGCGCATGTCGGTGATACCTTTGAATTGCACCCTACGCCCGATACAACTTACGCAACTGAGCTTGTGTATTATGAAAAGATTGATCCGTTGTCAGATAGCAACACCTCTAATTGGCTGCTTGATACAGCCCCAGATGCATATTTGTATGGGTCATTATTGCAGGCTGCACCTTATTTAGCTGAAGATGAGCGCATACCCGTTTGGACTACGCTTTATGCTGGAGCCGTTGCAAGCCTCAATAGTTCTAGCGATAGAACACGACAATCTAGTGGTAATTTAAGGATGAAGATAGCCGCTTACTAAAATTAAAAAAATGCGCTATAGTGAGCGCAGATGCATCTAATGGAGTGATTTATGAGTTTTTCCAATACATTTGAAACGCATGTTTTAAACTATGTGTTTACGACAACAAGCGTAACGCGGCCTACAGCTTGGTATGTTGGCCTATTTACGGCAAACCCAACTGATACTGGCACAGGCGCAACTGAGATAAGCGGTAGCGGATACACACGTAAGGCAGCTACATTTACTGTATCAGGCAATGCGGCAACGACATCTGGCGCGATTGAATTTTCTGCTGCAACAGGTTCTTGGGGCACAATTAGCCATATCGGTATATTTGATGCGTCCTCTAGCGGTAATTTAATTGCACATAGTAGTTTATCTGCATCAAAAGCAATTGGCACAGGAGATGTTTTTCGTATCCCTGCTGGCGATATAGACATTACGCTTGATTAATGCCGTATAGATCAGGATTCGGCATTGGCACATTTGGCACTGGTGTATTCGGTGTTACAGGTGCCATTGACGGTTCTGCAACGGTAACTTTAACGTCTAGTGTTTCTGCAAGTGCACAGGTTGTAAAAGTTGGTGCATCTACAATTGCTGCAAGTGCAAGCGTTACAGCTAGCGCCGATGTTGTAACGGATGCGCTGATAAATGTCTTTCTTACATCTAGCGTTAGCGCAAGTGCAGAAAAGTATGCACAATCAGATGGTTACAGGACAGGCTATGGATTACGCACCTACGGCACAAGTATATATGGTGAGAACGTAAGCGTAGAAGCTGGCCTTGCTACAATTGCTGCAAGTGCGAGCTTAACTGCAAGTGCAAATGTAACGGCTGTCGGCGCTGCTACAATTACTGCAACATCCAGCCTAACTGCTGCTGGTGAAGGTAGTGTTACAGGCGCTGCAACTATACCATTAAATTCTACAATTACTGTAAATGGATCAGTTACAAGAAATGCAGCATCTACTATTGCAATAGTTGCAAGTTTAACTGCAAGTGCTAGGAAAAAATGGGAAGATGATGCAGAAGTCACAGACACATGGACAGATGCAACAGATGATGGTATTGTGACGTGGACAGACGCCCCTGTAAGAGAGGCCGCATAAGGATAGGATTATGGCAGATACAACAACTACTACATATAGTTTAACCAAACCAGAGGTAGGTGCTTCAGAGGATACATGGGGTACTAAAATTAATGCAAATTTAGATTCCATTGATGATCTACTTGACGGGACAACCCCTGTTACAGGCATAGATATAAACTCAGGCGCAATTGATGGCACGCCCATCGGCGCAAACTCTGCCAGTACTGGCGCGTTTAGCACAATAGTTGGCACAACGCTAAATTTAAGCACTGGTCTTGCTGCAAATTTAAGCACTAACGGTTTTGATATTATAACAACATCTAACGCAAACCTAGACCTTGCGCCTAACGGAACTGGTAAAGTTGTTGTAAGGGGTAATGATAACTCAGGCAAGATTGTTTTAAACTGTGAGAACAATAGCCACGGCGTTACAGTGGCAAGCCCACCGCATAGCGCAAGCGCAACATATGAAGTAGCTCTACCCAATGCTCTTGGCACTACAAACGCAAGCGCCTTTGTCACTACAGATGCCAACGGTGTTGCAACCTTTGACAACGGCACAATCGAGGAAAGCACTTCTGTTACATCTAGCTCTAATGCTGCTACGCTTAACTTGCGCGATGGCAATGTGTTTGAGCATACGCTGACTGAGAATGTAACGTATACGTTTAGCAACCCAGCGGCTAGCGGCAAGGTATCTAGTTTCGTTCTTAAGATCAAACAGGATGCATCTGCAAGTGGTTACACAGTGACATTTCCCGGCAGTGTTGATTTTGTGGGTGGTACTGCACCGACATTAACAGCAACGGCAAATGCGATTGATACGTTTGTGATATTTACGACAGACGGTGGCACGATATACAATCTGTTGGTGGCTGGTCAGGATATTAAGTAATGAGCGTTTCTAAGAAATTACTCCAAGCAGCCGCAGGTAGTGCAGGTGGTGCAGGTCTTGATGTAGACGAGGTGTTTAGCACTTATGTTTATGATGGGTCAAGTTCTGGTCAAACGATCACCAACGGCATTGACCTAAGTGGCGAAGGTGGTTTGGTTTGGACTAAAGACAGAACATCATCCTCAGCACAACACGCTTTGTTCGACACTGAAAGAGGAGTTTTAAAGGGTTTAGCTTCCAGTAGTGCCGGTGCTGAAGCAAATGAAACTGGGAGTGTAACTGCTTTCAATTCTAATGGCTATACATTGGGTACATGGTCAGGAGTAAACTATAGTGGGATTGACTACGT